CTCCTCTAAGCAAAGTATGGTAAAGCCTATCCGTATGATTACTACGCGTAATATCCATAGGAATACCCCACGCACCGCCAAGCTCCCAAAGAATGTTTTGGCAAGTCTTGCGGTCTGCATCTAATTGACCTTCATACTCAAGGTGTGTCCCCTTGGCGTACTTGGACTGTGCCTGAAAATCTAGCTCATCACCAACCACCAACACGCGGTCAAATTTCTCTCGCTTAACAAGAGCCATCAGAGACTTGACAGCTGCCTCTGAGTGATATGGGACTTGCAGGTCACTTACGCAAAGAAAACGCTGTTTCACTTGTACCCCTTTTGGCTTGCTAAATAGATTGAGCCGCCACTAGCTGTATCACAGCTCATAGCTATTTGGATTGCTTTTTCAATAGATTGTCTAGCTAACCACTCAGAGCTTATGTCCGGGTCTAAAGCTTTAAGAGCTCCAAGAGCAAAGCCACCGCCTGAGCCTGAAACGTAGTAAGGCTCTGTTGAACGCTCCCAGCTGTAATCCTCAAAAATCGGATAGATAACGCCATGAACAATTACTAGAAACTCTGAGTCATGGAGAGCTTCTGAGCTGTCTTGCTTCATGTCATAACCAGCTTCTAAGAAAGCTTTGCGCATAGCTGGTATGAAAGTCTTGGTCATAAATTTATCTAAGTCACCGCGCGGCTTTGGTGGCGTCCAGCCATATTGCAAAATGTTACAACCACGCACAGAACCAGCCCCAGCGATTAGGTAAGAACCGTTTTGTACAATTTTTGGTGTAGCCATTTGGATAGGTCTACCGCTGTCATCTGTTGACAAGCTGTCAGAACCTATAACAGCCCAGCCATTACCTTGGATTGCTGCAAGCGTAGTCATGCACTCTCCCTTTTGTTAAGACTATTGTTTCTCCAAAAGTCTAAGAATTGTGTTCACCACGCCGCGTAGCTCGTTGATTTCGTCCCTCATTGAGCTCCCGGAATTCGGCTTGAGCTCGTATAGGAAATGCTTTACTAACCAGCGAACTGAGCCAATAAATGAACCAATAACGGTCAGAACAACAGCTACAACAGCCGCCCAATCTTGGGGGCTCATTTGCTGCCGCGCCCATATTCCGCTTCTGTCTTGTCTGCCCATTTAGCTAGTGGCGCAGCTAAAGCGCCAATAAGAATTGCATACTCAGGCTTCATGTCTGTGAGCAAAGCAATACCCATTGTGATACCTGATGCAAGTAAAGCTCTCAAATAAGATTTGATTGCAGCAATGTCTTTAGGTGATAACTTAAATGGGTTAGTCATTATTTGCTCCTAGCATAGGGATTATGTGAAAAGACCGCGTATCCATGTCTGCACTCTTTTTAAAAGAGAAGTGTGCGTGGTGGTTATGCGGTGATGCTCCCTTGTAATTTCTCCACTTCCAGTTAAGGATGGGTGAACAGATTTTGCCTTGGTAGATAATGTAGGAAAGTCTGCCGTCTCGCTTTGCCACTTGACGTAGCTGATTAACCAAGTCGGACATGGTTTCTGGATTGTCATCAAGTCTAGCTGTACAGTCAAAGGCACGTACCCAGCCTTGAGCATCTGGATTGTGGTCAGACTTAGAACCGCGCTTCTGGTGCTTAGCGTCACCGAGCGTCCCATCTGAAACTCTAGAACGACTAGGGAAGCTATCGTCAATGGCTTCTCTTAACGCTACTAGTGACTTTGAAAGTTTCGGCTTCATTATCCGAGAATAGTTTTTAGTTCATCTTCGGTTAAGCCAAGACGAGCCAATAGAGCAGCCTTATCTGCATCGGCTTTTGCCTTTGCTTCGGCTGCCGCCGCGCTTATCTTTTCTGATTCTAAACGCGCTTTTCTTTCGGCTGCGGTTTCATCGCGTTCAATGTCCACAATTTCGCCTGTTTCAACATTGTGTGTGCGTTCTGTGATTTTCATATTATGCCGCGCTTCCATAAACATAGACTGTTCCTGCTGTAAAATTGTTTGAGCTAACTACCGAAATACTTGTGACTGCTGCTGAACCTTTGTAAATTCCTTGCACCTGCGACGCTTGCCATTCACCGCCACCAGAAACTCCAACATATTTAAATCCTGTTGATTTGCCGCTGTCTATAAACATTGTGCCAACCACATTATCGGAACCAGCAGCGCCACCTTGTCCAAAATAAAAACTATTTGCAGCGATAGAACCTTGTGCGTAATAGTTTTGGTTTACTGTAAAACCTGAATAAATATAATTTGTTCCAGTATCGGTGTTGATTCTAAAAAACATTTGCTGGTAGGCAGTTCCAGTTTTTGCGCCGGCAACTACAACGACTAACTTTTCCTGTCCGCTAATTCCTGAGACGGTAACTGTGCCTGAGCCTGAGAGCGCTGTTCCACCTGCGTTTAATAATGAATAATTACCGCCACCGCCGCCAGCAGCTGCCCACTTCATGCCTGTTGCGGCAGTTGAGTCTGCCGTTAATACATGGTCGTTTGTTCCAATTGCTAAACGCGCAACTGTATCGGATGCAGTTCCAGCAATTAAATCGCCTTTAGCATCTACAATTGTTTTAGGGATAACCAAGTCAGCGTTGGTTTTCATTTGAGTGTCTACAGCTTGACCAAAGACCTCAAAGTCAGCTGGTAAATCTTTTACCAAGTCTGTATTTGTAGGCATGGCAAAAGAGTAATTGGTGGTTGGGTTAGCCATTATGTGCTCCTTATCAAGAAACTAGTATAGCGTTTAACCAGTCCAAAGTAGGACTAATTGTCTGCCATTGTTCGGTAATTGGTACGTCCATCCACTTAAAAGCTTGTAGGCTATAAGCTGTAGGTGAAAGATTAAGAGTAAGGCTTAAAGCGCCTTTAGAAGCTGAGAAAGTCCAACCTTCTACAAAGCCTTGGAAACCAGCCGGAAGCATATTAGAAGGTAGATTTGATATATCTAAAGGCAAGCCCATAAATACATTAAGTAAAGCGTCTCTATCTGAATTGTCAATCTCGCTAGAAGCTAGCGGAAAAGTAATAGACCTAAACATAAACTCTGGGTAAGCTCGCAAAGCTAAATAGAAGGCAGCTTGAGTATTGGCGTCAGCTAAAAGCTCTAAACTGGTTGTAATGTTTTGTCCAAGCTCACCATAAATAGCAATAGAAGCTGGGTCTGTAGCTGATGTTTTCTGGTCGTTCTTATAGGTAATCTTGACTGAGTTACGTACATCACCGGAGCGCTTAGCAATTTTAAGACCAGAGCCAATAGCATGATGCCCGTTAAGTTCTACATAACCATTAGCCGCTAGGTATTGCCCCCGGTGTGTCGCATCAGCATAGAAAATACGTCCTGATGAATCTTCACCAATTGTTCCCAATCCTGACCTAGCAAGGTCTGAAATCAGGTCATAAGCTGTTGTAGGGCTACTAGAGCGAGCTGCGAGCTGATAGTCTCCGGGTCTGTCAATCTCTCCTATACCTGAGTTTTCAGCATTAGCCCATGTGGTTGTAGCTGTGTAGCTAGCCCATGTAAGAGCTGGTGGTGTACTACCCCAAGTATTAAAAAGCAAAGGCTCAAGAATTGAGTAAATCTGGTCCCCGTCATGGTCCTTTGATAAAACCCCATCAGTCAAGACTTTAGTTAGTTTAGCTAGAGCTCCCAAGGCTTTAATGCTAATAAACTCTACAATGCCATTTGCGCCTGATTTATCTACGCTTATATCTAAATCTGTAATAGTGCCGCCAAATAGGTTTACAAAGCTTCCAGAACTGTCTTTGACCTGTATCAGTACATCATCATTTATGTCTAGTGTGATTGCAGCGTTATTTGTATTGACAATAGTTACTGAGCAGTAACCAGCGGAAGGCTGAGAATAAATGTCGGTTCTTCCTGATGTAATAGTCAGGTTGGTTAAAGTCAGGCTAGCATAAGTAGACGTACCGTTTATAGTTACTTTCCACTCAGGCGTCCACGCTGACACTATCTATCCTTACTAAAGTTAAATACTGTACCTGCTCCACCGCGAGCCGCTGAGTCTGTTACCACTTCTGATAGAAGTCGGACAGTACCTTCTGGGTCTCCTACAATGCCGTTAAAGTTAACAGTAAGACCAGCTGCATAAGCTTGACCAGAGCGGCTAGCCGCGTCTGTAGTACCCATAGGGGCAGGAGTAGCAAAAGCTCCTACTGATTTAGCTTGACGCTCTAGAACAGCTATTTGAGCTTGGTACTCAGCTAGTTTTGCTGCTCCGGCTTTCTTGCTTATGCCGCCGCTTTCTACTTGGAATAAGGTCTCTCCGATATTCTCATTAAGAGTTGTAAGCTTGCCTACTAAATCATTTAAGCTAGTTGCAGCTTGTGGTGTAAATAGTGAACCACCACCACTACTACCGCCAGTAGGAGCGCCGCCGCCAGTAGGGAAATTAGGAGTAAAACTACCCCCAGACGTTTTTCCACCGTTAAGATAACTACCAGATTGTATTGGGTTTAATCCACCTGTAACAACAGCATCAAAGTCAGTAGAAACATTTGAGCTATTAGCAAGAGCATTTGCAGCTGATAAAACACCGGCTGCTAAGGCTACAGCTCCTACACCAAGTAAAGGGTTGAGCGCAAAGGCAGAAGCAACACCGGCAACAATAGATGATGACTTCAACGCATTGTAAGCAACTATAAGGCTTTTAATTAAAGCAATGGTAGCTGTAACACCAGCGGCAATTTTGCTTACCACAAAAAGACTACCAAGAACACCAGCTGTAATTATTAAAAGTTCTTTGAAATCATAAACAATTTTAGCTACCTTTTTAACTTCTTCACCAAAACCAAAAGCTCCTCTGGTGGCTGCTCCTGACTCATTTTTAGCACCAGTCAAACCGGCAATAAAGGCGTTCATATTTGGCACTAGGGTAGTTAATATAAAAGTAGCTAGTCTTTCAACAATAGGTAACAAGGCAGCGCCAATAGCTTCTTTGGCTTCATCTGTTGCAATTTGGATACGTTCAAATTTCTTAGCTGTAGTCTCAGCTTCATTTTCTGCAAAAGTCCCAAAGGTTCTTTTGAGCGTGTTCATAATTACATCTGTGTCTTTTGACTTAAGGATATTTGCGTCAAGTCCTAGACCAAGGCGTCCAAGTGATGCGGCGTTGCCGTCATAAGCTTTACCTAAAGCATTTGAAACAGTTTCTAGCGGCTTACCAGTAGCAGCTGAAATATCTAGCGCTAGGTTTAAAAGGTCTTGAGCTTCTGTGACGTCATTTGTGCTTCGGGCTAGTCTCGCCAAGCTTGGACGAAGTTCATCATCAGTAACACCAATAGCTACAGAAGTTTTAGAAATCCAACCTTCTACTGCTCTTGTTTGCTCAAGTGTTGCGCCTGTTGAGACTCTTAGGGTTTCTGCAAGCTTGCGCTGAGCAGCTTCATCAGCCAAAGCGTTTTTAATAGCAGCTGTAGCAAATACACCAATAGCAGCTGCGGCTGCACCAAAAGCAAGAGTTGCCTTTTTAGCAATGTTATTTATATTGCCTGAGAAAGATTGAGTATCTTTGCTAGCCTTTGAAAGACCCTTTGTAAGATTGTCTACGTCTCCAAGGATGGAGAGCTTGAGCGTTCTGGATTTCTCAGCCATTACCAAGGACTCACAATTCTCTTGAAGGCGGTCTCCCAGCGAGCAATAATTTCAGGTTGGATAGCGCGCATAGTTGGAAAGATAAAGTAACCTGTGTTGCCACGTTGACCATAGCGTGGGGTACGTGGTGCAAATTGAGACCAGTTCTTAGAACCAAATTCAAGACCAGCTAAAAGACCATTGCCGCCTTCTTTGGCGTAGTTAAACTGTGTAGTACCACCACCGCTAAACTTCTGAGAAGCAAAGCCAAATGACAATTCACCAATCTTAGAAGTCTTAGAAACCTTGACGCCTTGAGCTACGCGCACAGCGGCTTTTGAATTAGGCGCAGTCTGAGCTGCGGTTTTAATTCTGCCAGCTGCATACTCAGCTAGAGCGTTTGATTCTTGCTTAGCTTCATCAACAGCATAATCAGCCATCTTTCCAAATGACCGGATAATTGCCTTGATTTCATCTGGGTCATAGCTTACGGAGCGTACAGGCTCAATGACTTCTGCCATGTTCTGTACGCTCCTTCACTATCTCAAATGCTGTTAAAACATCCTCAGCGGTTTTAAATTCGCTGGGGCTTATTTTGTATTCATAAGCCAAAAGCCAGAGTATTCTGTTTATGCTTCCGGCTGGGTAACTTTTGGGTCTGCATCTATGACCGTAACTTCCGCTACTGTCTCCATCCAGATTTCAAAAGCTTTTACAGGCTTTCCTGCCGCTTCTCGCTTGTGAGCGTTATACGCCAAGAACATTAAGTCCCAAATGCCAATTGACTCTTGAGCCTTACTGATTGTGTTGCCTGTTGCCTTTTCCCATTTAGCCCACTCAGGTGGTTGAGCTGTGTAAACAGCTTGTTGACCGTCTGTGTATTCAATACTGATTGGCAGTTTCATTTTTTGCTCCCGTTTCTTTTATTAGCTAAATGTACCGGTTGGGACAGCTGCTACTTCAAGTGAAAGACTAACAGTCTGAGCATCCGGCGCTGTGCCAGACACGACTGGGAAAGATGGGAAAGCTGTACCTGTAAATACTGCACCTGTAACAGCTGTTAGGCTGAAAGCAAGAGCTGTATCTGGTGACGTGTTAGCAGCTGTCCACATTGCCTCACATAGAGAGCTAGCAGCTCCCCAGTCAGCTAAAAGCTCAACAGCTAGTGTGCCGGTTGAGTCAATTGTCTTTCGGACCTTGCCGTCAAGTGTCTGATAAGTTTCGCGTTGTACATCTGTTGTAAGTGTAACGCTAGTGGCTTGAGCATCATACGCTTTTGAGTCAATGGTCAAAGCCAAATCGCGTCCAGTAATTACTGTAGGCATTTGTTCTCCTTAGTTAGTTTGTTCATAGTAGGTGCTGACGTTAATATCTGCCACTAGCAAATTGCTTACGCCAACTTGAGTTACAGTAGGTCTTTCAACCGTCCCAATAACCCATCCAGCTGGAATAACAGCTAGAATCTGTAGGATTAGCTTCTCTATGTTATCAAGAGAGCCTGTGTTGTTGTTGTATGCAACCCCAACTGTGATTGTGTAATTTAACTGAGCTTTAATAGTTGCCTTGTTAATCAAAGTCAATTCCATGTAAGGAGATGAAGGCACAAAGGTAGCGAAAGGTACTACAGGATTTTCAGGCACATTTGGGTAGACATTTGCTGTGACTGTAGCAATAGCTGTAGCTAAAGCCTGACGGACGTTAACTTCAATTGAAGAAGGCATTATCCAATCATGCTTTCTACGTCAATGAAAGGTCCTAATAAACCTGAGACGCGATTGAAGAGTGAGCGACCTAAACGGAAAGGCGCAGGACTAAAATCAACGCCTTCTGTTTGTCCACCCGGAGCATTGCGAGAAGCAAAGATTTCTACAGCTACAGCTAGGACCGCAGCTTCTACGTTTGAGTTTCCAACATAAGTTGAAGCTCCTGAAAGAGTAGCTACACCTGATGGAATTACGTTCTTCTCTAAAATATCTGCATTTGTTAAAGCTGCGCTAAAAGTATAATCAGAAAGTTCATCTGCTAAGATTGTGTGTGTTGCGTTAAAAGGTGAGCCGCAGCCTGTAACAATTACGCTCTGTCCTTCTGTAAATTCATGGATACCAACTGTGTGAAAGGTTGCGACATTATCAGTCAGCGAAACCTTGTCAATAGGTGTTGAGTATTTAACAAGCATTGGAAGGATTATGCCTTCTGCCGCGTCAATCTGGTCTGTCAGAATTGCATCAGAATAGAGCGAACTAGAAACGCCAAGAACAGCGCGCAGCTCGGAAGCTGTGATAATTGTTGCCATTTCTAGTTCCTCTCTAAACTGCTGGGGGAGTGACCGGGAGCAGCCACCCCCCCATGATTAGTTTGTGTCTATTAAGACGCGTTATTGAAGCCGAAGCTTCCACCAGCTGAAAGTGTTACCGCTGAGCCGTAGCCGTAGTAACCAACTTCAACCTGACCTGTACCAACAATGTTAGTACGAAGTTGTAGTGGAGCTGCTGACTCGTACCATACGAATGAGTCAGAGTTGACCATAACGATTGTGTCATCGCCTGTTGTTCCCTGATATGGGTCAACATAAACTGGGAGACCCATTACTGAGCCTACTGGTGAACCCGGTTCAACTGCACCAAAGCCATTTTGTGCATTACCTGCAACGTTGAACAAAGGACGCTTATTAGCATCTGTTAGAGCGATTAAATTCGCCCATTGTGATGGTGAGACCAAGATACCTGTTGGGAAACGCTTTGTTGCATTGTAGATAGATGCAGCACCGCGTGAAATAAATCCTGCAAATTCATCTCCGTCAAATGGAAGTGTGATTTGTGTTCCATCAAGTGTTCCGGCTTGAATTGCAGTTAGCATTGCTTCATCTGTTGCCTTTGCATAGGCTGAACCCATGAGACGTACAAGCTCGTCAAAGAACGCAGGACTTGTGCGGTCAAGAACTTGAATATCAAATTTTTGCATACCGGCGAAGGTAGACACGCTGCAATTTACATATTCAATTTCAAGTTGTGTATCTGAAAAAGCGCCCTTTTCTCCAGCTTGCGCTGCAACTGTTGGAGCGGTTTTTACACGTGGAATTTCAAAAGTCATGCCAGCTTGTGGAAGCGCAGCATTACGTACTGCTGAAATTGCAGGACGTACATTTGTTGTCTTTGGGTCCCAAATTGTTGTCAACTGTGGTGTTGGGACAAGTCCTGCTACCTCAGTTGTTGTTGTATCGGATGCAGCTGCAACCCATAGCTTTGAAGTTTCATCACCGAGAGCAGCGCGTACATTGTGCTCTAGAAATGAAGCTGGACCTGTGATGCCATGACGTACTTTTGTAGTCATGACTGGAGTTGTTGAAGCCTTAACTTCAACGTGAGCAGCTTCTACCGTTTCAGCGGCAGGAGCGTTAGGAACGGTAGTGTCTGACACTTGTTCTCCTTCTGGTTGGGTTTCTGTTGTTTCCTGAGTCTCCTCAGAAATTTCTGGTGTATCGGTTGCAGCTACTTTTTCAACAACTGAACCGGGAATTGCGCCTGATGTAACCAAGCTAACTTCTATAAGCTGAGATGCTGAAATAAGCATTGTGCCTTCTTTGTTTTCCCATGAGTCAACTGTTACACCGACGCTAAAATCAGAACGGAGTCCAGTAGCAGCTTCTTCAAGAGCGTCTGAACCAGCTACAGTTTTTGCAATTTTAAAGCTAGCTGTAATTCCTGTTTCATCTTGAGACCACTCAAGAAGCTTGCCAATAGGCTTTGTTTGGTTATGTTCTAAAACAAGTTTTGTGTCTTTGCCAAATGTAATTGAGTTTTCAGCGAACATAGTACGTCCGGCTGATGTGTTACCTTCCGCGTTCCATTGCAC